CGAAATAGGGAATGATGCGGAATCCGTCGAACCCGTGCGCCGCGTTCAATACCTCCGATATTCGCTCTGCATCCGGTTTGATCGCATCGTTGTACAATTTGACCTCGGCCGCCGTAAGATTCGCATAGGTCGTACCTTCGGTGTCGATCAGTACATACGGCACTTGATAGGCATCGGCGATCTCCTTCTTGGCATTGCGCTGCACCTCCGTGAGATTCATGTCCTTCATGTTGGCCGAAATCTGCACGAAAGCGGCTTTCAATCCGGTCACGATGTACTTATATTGGCCCTTCATCACGCCGTATCGCCGCAGGGCCGCTTGTGCCTGCTCCCGATCCTCCTTGTTCTCCGGCAACACGGATGTCCGGAAATCCTCGCTGTTCAACGAGATGATACCCAATGCCCCTCTGTTGATGATGAGTTCGTTCTGCGCCTCGAATGACGACACGAAAGGATTGACGGCGTTCTGCAAGGCTGACAGACGCGACTGCGATGCTCCGAAGATATTCGGATTATAGGCCGAATCCCGCACGACGAACATTTGATCCCGATCGACACGAATTTGATAATCGTTGATCGAAACCATATAATAATCGATCTGCGGATCGGGCCGGAAACCGGTGAATTCGGAGGTCGTCACCTCCTGAACAAGCGGATTCGGAATCACGTAGAGTTCGTAGGCCGTGGGCACACCGACCGGCTCCCAGCGAAGAATATAGGCTTTTCCGTAAATATCCTTGAAGGCTTCGATCATCGCCGTGAAATCTTCGATCGTTTGAAAGTCATTCGGATGCTTCCACCTGTTCAGTTCCTCCGTGCGACCTGCGACCTGGCGAGTGTCGTCCGACGGATCGACAGCCCACCAGCGGGCGTTGCGAATTGCCGCGGATTTCTTGGTCACGACCGAAAACAACGCGCTGCACCGAGCGTAAGCGATAGTCTGTCCGGCAACGGTGTCGCAGTCGATCGTACTACCGCTGCCCAATCCCATTGCCGAGAGAAAATCGCGCACAGAGACGAACCGCTGTTCCTCCGCTGTCGGAGTTCCGCACTCCGATTTCGTCGTCAAGTCCTGACTCTTACTTCGCCACTTCAAGCTGAATCTCATTGCACATAGCCTTTGAAGCAAATGTAAGGGCGATAAAAGAGGGTTCTCCGAACTTTTCGCTGTTTTTTCATTTTCGGCGGTTGCAGACCCAATAGAGATACTCCATTACAGCGTATCGGGCCGCATCCCACAAGTGATTGAATTTGTCGATCGGCTGGTTGATCGTAATGCCGTTCACCGAATCCCACACATAGGAATTGGCCTCGGTTTGGAAATTACGGCTGCGGACGATATGGAGGCGGAACGATTTGACCATGTGAATTCCGTCCGTTACGGAACCGGCATATTTCTTCGCCTTCACCACGCTGAGCCCGCGCAGCAGCAGGCCGTCGACCATCGATTCGGGATTTTTAGCGTATTTGTCCGCCGAGTCGGCGAATATGGGCATCCGCCCGACCACCCCCTCGATCGCATCGTAGAGCAAGGCCGGATCGGAGCAGGGTGCATAAAACTCTTCCTTCATGTATAGATCAAGCCCCCGAAGCCCCAGACGGACGAGCGCCGTAGGATCGTTCGTAAATCCGAAGTCAAGGCCGAACACGACCCTTTCCAGGTCGGACGGAAATTCATCGATCCAGTCGATATTCGGATAGACAAGACCCTCTTTCGCTGCACGGATTCCCAATCCATAGACTTTCCATCGCCACTCGTCGGCCGTGCCCGCAGCAATGTTCGCCGGTGTAGGTTCATAGGATTCGATTTCTCGTATGACCCCAGGCGGGCAGAACGGATTGTCTTTGTATGTCGTGTGCGTAAAATAGGTGTGCGGCTGCCCTTCCAGTTCGAAGGCCCAATGTTCGGTATATTTGGGATTCCAGTCGCCGATGACCATCGTCGTGCAGCGCATCGTGATATTTTTGTACTGCTGCTTCGAGATGTCGTCCAGCATCTCGTTGATGTAGATGATGTCGCAATCGTATCCTTCACGGCTATCCATTCTGTCCAATCCGCGGAAATGGATCACGGAGTTGTTGATATAGTAGTCGGGATGTTGATTCTCGCTGCGCATCGCATCGGGATCGTAGACGCCGCGCAGGGTCAGTTTCTTGCGGAAATCGGCAAGGGTGATCTCCTTGCAGGCCTGCAACGTATTTCGATATACGAAGATATTGAGCGGGGATAGTGCGAGCGTACAGATGTCGTACAGAAAATCGAAGGCATCGTAGGTCTTCCCCGAACGGCTCGACCCTTCATTAAAAATCTTCAACACCGCATCCCGTTCCCTGTACTGCATGTACCGATACATGAGGTAACGATACACTTTCCCCCGATAGGTGCGGATGTCAGGCAGACGATGCATCGGCAGGCGGTGTTTTTTCGATCGACAACGCATCCTCCGCGTCTATTTGAATGACGACGGGAGCGACGGCAGGATTTTCTATCTTTCCGGATAGTTTCACCTCCTTCGGCGCTGCGTAACCCAACATGTTCATGATGCTGTCGAGACTCTTCTGCTTGTCGTAGCACTCGATCTTCACGAACTCCTCGACAATCTCATCGCCATTCGAAGCGATCCGTTTGACCTGTTTGGTATTGATCGACTTTATACATGCCTTCTCGTCGTCCGTAAGCGACTCGAACTCTTTAAGCGACATCCAGCCGTTACGAATGCGGGTCGCATCCGAAAAGGCGATCTTCTGGTGCTCGCGGATGATCTGCAAGGCCGAGATGCCCGCAGCCTCGGCAAGGTGAGTTTTCAGATATTCGATCCTCGCTGCAACCTCGCTGTTTTGTAATAGCAGATAGGCATTATTCCATACCGTGTTATCGCTCATGTTCGAACATCTGTAAGCATAGCGATATGCCTCGGACGCATTACCGCATTCGAGGTACTTATTGCAAAACTTTTCCTGTTTGATCGTGAGCTTGCCCATATATGCAAAGATCGCCTATCGGGGAGACGATTCTTTCAACTTTTCGCTCTTTTTCACTGCCCGATATAGCGGGATTGAAGATATACATGTCGTCTGCGCCACTGTTCAATGAGTTTGGGATGCCGTTCGACAAATGCCTCCCACTGTACGCGGCGCAGATAGACCCGCCCGTTGCGGACGACTGCTCCGAGTGTCCGATCCACTCGAATCGATTTCCATATCCAACGTGTCGAAATGCCGTACTCATCGGCTGCGGCCTGAATTGAGATAAAATGGTTCATTGCAAATCCCGAATTAATTACTACCTTTGTTCTTGGGTGAGGGGTGATCTTTCGGGATCGCCTCTTTTTATATCAAACAGTTACCACCTGTTCTACTTTCCGGAATATTACATCCGTCCCATCCTCTCGTTCGTACCAACGACAGCTGCCTGTCATCTCGTTGTAAGAGCAATTGCCAAAACGCGCACAATCCCGACATGCACATCCCTCTTTATTTCGATCATACCCTGCAACCTCTACGGTCTCGCCTTCATACTCGAACCGCTCGCCGACCGGACGAGTGTAACGTTTTTCATCTCTGGGTTTCATGGCTTCCCTACCTTTCGAGTTTCACCTCCTCGTCCATACCAACGCTTTCTTTTACTCGCTTCACTGAAATATTATAGTATTCCTGGTTTAGCTCAATCCCGATGCCCCTACGCCCTGTATTGACGCAAGCGACAAGCGTGGAGCCGCTGCCCATCGTGCAGTCAAGCACGCAATCGCCATAGTTGGTATAAGCTCGGATAAGATATTCCATAAGGCGTATAGGCTTTTGTGTCGGATGACTGACTTTCTCCTTTGAATTAGAGACAACGCTTGGAATGGTTATCACATTACCTTGCAATTTGCGGTCTGCGTCAAACGTATACCAATCCCTCGGAGGGTACTCAGTTGCAAATGAAACCTCTTGCGTGGGCTTCTTGTTTGTGCGCCACTGTTTACTATTACCTTTCTGCGCCTGGCGCACTCTATCTGATATGCGCTCGGTGTATTGAGGATTGAATGTGTATTTGCTATAAGAGAACACTACAATATCCTCTGAGTATTTCAAATGTCGGATTTTGGCATTGCCAATATTGCTTGGCTTGTGTTTTACCCACGTTAGCTTCTCTTTGAATATCTTGAAATTGCTCGCCACGAGCGAGGAAGTAAAAGGTTCGGTGGCAAACAATACAATAGCACCACGGCAGATGCGGCTAAACTCCCTCCACATAGGCTCAAACGGAATAATATTGTCCCAACTGCATGAGGTCGTTCCATATGGCAAGTCACATATTATTGCGTCCACGCTGTTATCTGCAAGCAGGGGCATTACCTGTAAACAGTCGCCCTTGTAAAGTTGTATGTCACCTATTTTTAATTGGTAGTTCATGGTCTCCTGTTTTACCGGTTATCACCGTTTTCGTAAATCGGCCGCCAGCCCAAAACACGCAGATTCTCGAACGTTCTGTCAAGGTCTACGCTCCAGCCTGTCGGGAATTCGTTGACCGCATACCATGCACCCGTTACGAGCGTTGCGCCATTGGGTAACACAACCTTTGCAATGACACGCATCTCATCCGTCGGCGGCTTGTTGGGATCATTCCAGCGGGTCAATTCTTTTCGCATCCGCGCCTCAGCCTCTTGCTCGGCAAGTTCGACGGCCCGTTTAGCTTCTCCCAATTTCAAATCGCACTCTTCCGGATATTCTGGATACATCATCGCTATCGGCGCTACGACTTTCAACAAATATCGTTTTGCCTTTTCGCTTTTCATTACTCACCTCTTTTCAGTAATTCGGGGTTATCGTGGATGTTGCCGATAACTTCGCAACATTGAGACAACCATGATACGTTCTGCATTTCAGCAATGGAAGAATACGGATATACTGGCGCTCTATGGTCATAACCGAACGACACCGGATTATCCTCAAAAGCAAGTCCTCCGGTAACTCGGAAGACTGACCGCAGAACTTCGTTATTATCTCTGAATATATCGCCCTCCCAAATCTCCTTTCCGTTCTTGTCTTTCAGCCCTGTGTACTGGCCGACGGTAGCGGGATCGACTTCCCATACGCAGGGGTACGATGCAATGAAATGCCTTACCTCGCCTTCGCAAAGGCCTTGATAGTAGAACCCTGTTACCCAGCCATCAGCAGGGCCAGTTTGTATATCGTTGTCGAGGCGTTTGCCTCTGAATTTAATTTCTCTCATAGTCTCCAATTTTTTTGTAATTATTTCGAGATTTTGCCAGAATCTCGCTATCTTTTCAGAACGGAGGGTCGCAATCTTTGCAAACCCCTCGGAATCTAAAAAACTCGTAATAACGCCCCAATATGCACACGGACAAATATCTTCGATACATATTGCGTCCACAGTTATTACACCCGCATCCCTGTATGCGTATTCTCAATATCGTCATAGCTTCCTATTTCACCAATTCGAACTCATACGCCACGACCCACGGATTGCGTTGCCACGTTCCCCGTCCGGACACCTTGTCGATCAGCGAAGCGAAGGCTTCGCAGGGCGTGTCAAATTCAACGGCTGTTCCCTTTTTCTCGTCGGCATACCCATACGTGGTGGTATCTGTGGATTCGTACCACGATTCGGAAATGCCCTCACGAAAACAATCCTCGTCCGAAATATCCTGCAACCGCTCGCACTTGATTCCGGTGATGCGGATTTGGTGGAGCATCGCGTCTGCTCTTGTGAATAATTTATTGCCATACCCCGGATCGTATATCATGCCCGCATATTCAGCGCGCTTTCCATTGTCTTGCTCCCAGCATTCTATGCAATAGTAGTTGTCCGGATTCTCCAACTCGTTTAGTATGGTGCGATAACTTTGCGCCACAGCCACGACCTCGCCGATCTTGTATTTTTGTATAATCACCCATCCGTCATTCCGTGTATAACCATATAAGCCGTATTCCATTGCTATACAAGGTTGCACAAATCGCAATTTCTCATATTTCGATTTGGGATCGACTAACCGCCTCGTCATGGTCTTTCGGCCCTCGATGACCGCCTGCGTCAAGCCGTAGCGGTCGTTGAACATGATTTTTCTCATCCTTTATAGTTTTTGAATTCCACACTCTTGAAAATCGCCCGATGATTGCACCAGCGGGCCAACCGTTTCTGCTCATTTGTCGGCTCGACGTTATTATCGAAAACCCTGTATGGCTGGGCGAACGGGAGTACTCCCAATTTGCGCAAAGCATTGATTCGCTCCAATGCATCATCGACATCTTGAATCAGGCAGTAGACAAAAATCCGATAAGGCTTAACACCTCGACGTCCCAATTCTTTCACACACTTGGCTACCGGTTCCATCTGTGACATCCGGTCACAGGCGAATCGTATCTGATTCATCCATTTCACGCGGGACAACAAGTCGAGGATGAAGGCGTCGTCGCAAGCCCGACGTGCATCCAGACCTTGATTGAAATCTACGGAGATACCCATACGGACGATCTCCTCGATCTGTTCCAACCCGAAGTCCGACGCCAGCACATTGTTGTCGAGCAGCACGGCGCGCCGTTTGTCTCCGATGAATTCACGAAGCGGCGATGCCGGACGGATCGAGCCCTCCTTATGCGGAACGATGCACCACGGGCAGCGGTTCACGCATCCCCGCGTCAGAAAGCCATAGGCTTCGTCCACTCCGTACAGCGAATAATCCGGACAGCAATGTTCGATCTCGTCGGGCAGCGTCGTCGTGTAGTCTTTATAGCCTGTGCCGGCACGTACGACCTCGCAAGGGTAATAATCCGGATCGTCGGGCGTGAAGGTGAAGACCTTCGACATGTATACCCGATCGTAATGCCCGAACATCGGGTCGGCGAACTCCACCCTATCGCCCTGCGACTTATGCCACGCCGACAACTTCATCAACGCGAGATTCGGAAAATGATGCCCGTCGACATCTACGAGGCCTATTTTCTGCATCGTTCGTATTCATTTATCGTTTCGAAAATCCGCAGCGCCACCTGCGGGACTATGGCGTTGCCGTAGGCTTTGATCGACTCGCGGCGCCATGCCGGAAAGGTAATTCCGTCCAGTCCGGCGGAAAGCCCATCATCTGGGCCACATATCGGGGATTCAGTCGGGAACCCTTCCCAGTTCGAGACGGATGCGAAATCATGACGTCGTGGACGACTCCGCTCTTCCGCTTGGCTTGACTGGGTGGAAGACTGGAATTTATAGCATCGTTGACCGTCGGCGTTGACAACAGCCCCATCCGCGCTGCAAGCGCGAGCGTCGGCCGAGCAGTCGCACCCTTCGACAAGCTCCTGTTCACACGCCCGCTCCCGCAATCCGACGCGACTGGTGTCGGCAGTAGAGCCGGCGGCAATGGCTCCGAACCGCTCTTGCCA